AGATGCGCGCCGCTCACGCCAACGGCAACGGGCACGGCAAGTCGCTCGACATCGAGATGCGGCGACTGCCGACGCCACGAGCGAGGGACGCACAACCCGAGGGACAGGCAGCGGGCGAGAGGCGGATGGACCTCTACGCGACAGGAACACTCTCGACGGTGCTGGCACTGCTACCGACGCCGACGACCCGCGACACCAAGGGGGCCAACCAGCGCGGAGACGACACGTGCCTGACCGGCGCGCTACTACCGACGCCGCGCGCCACTGACGGCACCAAGGGCGGACCGAACCAGCGCGGATCATCGGGCGACCTCATGCTCCCGAGCGCCGTAGCCATGCTCCTCCCGACGCCTACGGTTCGCGATCAGGAAGGGTCGGGCGGGAATCGCCATACCGGCGGAAAACACGGACCCACGCTCGTCGACGCCACCGTTCGCCAAGAGAAGGTGGGCATCACCTGGGGCGACTACGCCGACAGCATCGCCCGCGCCGAAGCCGCATTCGGGCCAGCACCCGAACCAACCGAGACCATCCGCTGCCACTGCGGCAGCAAGGTCAAGTCACGCCGCCTCTCGTGCTGTTTCGACGAATGGCTGATGGGACTCCCCGCGGGATGGGTGACCGACGTGCCAGGCGTGACCCATGCCGAAGCGCTCAAGCTCTGTGGCAACGGCGTCGTGCCAGCACAGGCCGCACTAGCCCTGCGGATCTGCCTTGACCGCGTGGAGCGTGTGGCGTGAGTACCTACGCAGCATCCGCAGCACAGCGTCAGTCACCGTCTCGCCACGCGCCTCAGCCTCAGCCACAGCAGCCGACCATAGGTCGTCATCGACCCGGAACGTGTGGTGACGCTTCATCGCGCCAGCGCCTCACGGACACGGTCGACCTGGACCTGGATGGCTGCCCTCTCGTCGGCGGTAACGATCGTCCGGGCCTCGTACGCGAGGTCATCAAGGAAGCCGATCAGTGTTCCGTGAGACCAGCGCGTCAGCGTCGGCATGGCGGCGATGTTCTCGGAAGGCGTCAGCCCGCTCTCGGCGTGGCAGGCGGCTACGTAGTCGGCGTGGGTGCGGTTCGCGTTCAAGGTCATGGTCAGATCATGGCACAGCGTATATACGGCTGTCAATACACGGGGGGAGAATCATGACCAGCCCCCTGACACCCGCCGAGGACCTCGCTGTCGCAGCCATCCTCGAAGCGCACAAGCGACTCCCGCCCAGCTGGCAGCACGTCGCCGACCGGCTCAGGACATGGGCCAGGACACAAACCGCAGCAACCGAGGAGGGCGAAATGCCTAGCCAGGACACTAAAACCGGGCGTGAAAGTGGTATGATTATCGAACACGTAAAGACGGCCCTGGCGGTGGATGCAACCACCGTTCCCCAGGGCCTAACCGACATGAGAGGTCGGCTATGAGAATTGTGCCACAAGGGCCGAGTCGGGTCCGCTGCTGCCTGGTCTCTTGTGACTGTGCCGCTGATCACCGCCACGTCATCGAGTCGCGGATCACAGTGTCCGCGGACGGGTGTTGGATCTGGCAGCGCGCCCTGTCTAGTGGCTACGGGAACATTAAGCACGTCGGCCGAATGTGGCGGGCGCATCGACTCTCTTACGTCGCATGGCGAGGTCCAATCCCCAAGGGTCTCGTACTGGACCACCTCTGCCTCAACAAGTCCTGCGTCAATCCCTGGCACCTAGAGGCCGTCACCGATCACGCCAACATCCTCCGAGCGTTCGGGGTCCCCGCCCCCGGAGACACGAAGACGATATGCAGGAACGGGCACGCCATGTTCACAGGCCCCAGGGGGCGGAATAAATGTGAAGCCTGCGAGGACTACCCGTACGTAGCTCTCATTGAAGACGACCCCCGGCATGGGACGACGACCGCGTACTGGAATCACGGGTGCCGCTGCGAGGAGTGCAGGGTGGCGGGCGCGGCCCTGAACCGGGAGCAAAAGGCGAAGCGTCGAGAACTGCCTCGATCCGACCCTCGCCACGGCACCTACAACGGATACACGAACTGGGGATGCCGTTGCGCCGAGTGCCGCGAGGCGAATCGCCAGTACCGCATCATGAAGGTCGAGGCCTCTCGTGGCGCGTGAGTTTGTGAGGCTGCTGACCTCCATCAACGACGATCCTGACTGGCTGACCCTGACCTGCCAGCAGCAAAGCGCGTACACGGCGGCACTCACATCGCAGGATCTGTCTTGGTGCGGCGTCGTTCCCTACATCCCGAAGCGCCTCGCCGAGTTCGCAGAGGACCTGACAGAGCGTCGCGTCATCCTCGCGCTGGCCGAGTTGGCGAAGCGGAACATGGTCGTCATCGACAGATCGACGGAGGAACTACTGGTCCGTACGTACGTCCGCCATGATGGCCTGCTCAAGAAGCCGAACATCGCCCGCGCCATGGAGAAGGCCCTTGTCAGAGTCCACTCGGGCGACATCCGCGCCGCCGTGATCCACGAGCTGGCGAAGGTCTACGCCGAAGACCCAGAGATGCCCTGCTGGGCCGCCCTGAGCCCTGAACTGATGATCGACGTCAGTGCCGACGCGGAGCGCTCCCGGTCGAACTATTCGCCGAACTATTCGCCGAACTATTCGAGGACTTGATCGATGAACTACTCGCCGAACTATTCGCCAATTGACCCTTCCAGCCTTCTAGCCTTCCAACCTTCCATCTCTTTCATGGCATCGCCAAGTTCAAATCGACCCTTAGCTCAGTGCGCGCGCGGCGACGACTTGGATCTGACTCTCAATCGAGGAGAAGCACGATGAGCGAGACACGAGCCCGGCATCGCATCCGTCGCGCCGTAGAGTCGCGCGGGTTCCGCATCGAGAGCATCGAGTGGGAGCCGATCTACTACGGCGGCGAGATGGACGGAATGTGCGGCGGGTGGGAGATCGTCCTTGATCGTCCATACGTGCCCAACACTTCCCCCGGAGATGACCTGTTCGGGCTGAACGTCGAGGAAGTCCTTGCAGCCGTCGACTACTGGCTTCCGCCCCCAAGTGAGTGCGGGTGCGATCGTCAGCACGACCCAATATCAGCAGCCCGACGCATCAACGATCCCGAGAAGCCCACGCACTCGGCCGACTGTGCGCACCACATCGCATATCGACTGCCCTGGTGGAAGGCGGCCGAGCGATGAACGTCACCGAACGCGACCGTCTTGCTTCCGCGCTCATCGCCCTGCGGCCCGACTGGGGCAACGGCGCGGTCGACAAGGTGAAGCGGGTCCGCACCTGGCTCTCGGAGAATGCCATGGAGTGGTCCTATCGGGACGCCGTTGTGCGCATGACCGTCTGTGCGATCGAGCCCAGCACGGTCACGCCGGCCAGGGCGCTCACAGACGGCCCGTGGTCGACGATCGCCCGCACACTCGCCAGTAACGGCACGCCCCAGCCTCCGACCGATGCGGAACGCGGCGTCGAGTGCGCCGTCTGCGGCGTCCGTCGCGCCTACCACCGGGGGGCCCGCATCCTCAGCGCCGACGTGGGCGAACACGACTGGGTGGCAGCACCCGAGCAGACCCCGGCCAGCCCCGAGGCCATCGCAGCAGCACGACCCGAGTTCCACCGACAGGAGAACGCATCATGAGCACCGAGACACCCGAGTACCTCCTCTGGCTCGACCTCGAGACCACTGGACTCGACACCGCCAAGTGCCACATCCTCGAAGTCGCAGTCGAGCTGACAACCGAGAAGCTCGAAGAGACCGTCGGCTACGAGGCGCTGATCGTGCCGCGCATAGGCATTCTCCGCGAGGTACTTCCATCGCCCGTCTGGGACATGCACGTCGCGTCTGGACTCATTGCCGCGATCGAGGACCCTGACTCATGGATGGTCTACCTCGAGGAGGCCGAGGGCGCAATCCTCGATCTGCTCGACGGAGAGCTGCAGATCGGCACCATCGTCACCCTGGCCGGTTCTGGGATCGGAACGTACGACCTGCCGATCATCCGCCGCCTCATGCCCCGACTCGCCGCCCGCCTGACGTACCACGTGCACGACGTCGGCGTGATGCGCCGGGCCTACTACCGGGCTGCCGGGGCGTACCTGACACCGCGGACCGAACCAGCGCACCGAGCGATGGCTGACGTGCAGCAGTCACTCACCGAGGGCCGCGCGTTCGCGGCGCTGTTCCAGGGCATCGATACCCCGATCCGACACGAGGAGGAGACCAATCATGGCTGCTGAAGCCTTCGTACAGGACGACTGGATGCGTGACGGGGTCAAGATCGCCGGCCGCCTGAGCAACGCCGAAGACGTCCGGGAGATGATCCTCTGGGGCGATGTTGCGGTCACGCGGATTACCGAGGCCACGCCTTCCGAGGGCGCGTTCCTCCACCTCCCGAACGATGTAGCTCGTGCGCTGTACGAGGCGCTGTCCCGACACTTTGGCGGCAACGTCGTGGACGCGACCGCGCTCCGACGGGACTACGACGCCGAGCGCACTCGCGTCGATCTCTTCATCAAGCATCTGACGCAGGAGGCCAGCCATGAGTGAGACCCCGCTCGACCTCGACGCGCGAATCGTGAACGACATGCGGCGAGCCATCCTGCTCGACGCGGCTGACGCGATCGACCTGAACCCGTGGTATCCCGACGGGCTCGACGACCTGACCAACGCCGAGAGTGCGGCTGAGGTCTGGCTGCGACGTCGTGCCGCCAATGCCGTTGGCAAGCCCTCAGTAGCCCCCGTGGCTGCGAACAGGCCAGGGCTGGCACACGGAGACACCCCCCAGGCTGGCGACGCGGGAGAGGGGCAGGCATGAGCAAGTTCAGAACCGGCTACAGGGCGGCACTCACGGACGTCGCCGCAATGCTGCGTGCTGTGAGCGCGGCAGAAGTCATGCCCCTGACAGCCGAGCAACTCACCATCTCCGCGCCGATCGGGCGGACTGCTGAACTCGCGCTCCGCCATGCCGCCTACTTCGTCGAGCAGATGCCCAGCGACCACCAGGTGATCGAGGCCCAGTCGTGACCTGCCGCAGACGCCGCTACGACGAGGCCGCAGCCGCAGCCAAGGTAGCGCGCATCGTCAGCCAGGACGCGGCCGTGGGACTCGCCACCCAGGGACGCGCCGAGCAGTGCAGCGAGTGCGGGGCGTGGCACGTGGTCACCAAGGCAGCATGGAGGGACGCATCATGAGCACTTTTGGGGCAATCGTGTTGGACTATTCAACACAACTTCTCAAGATAAACCCCGGAACAATCGCCTCGCAGCTGTCAACAGGACTTTCCAAGAATAACCTCGGGATAATCCAGTCGACGGCGTCAACAGAACTTTCCCAGATAACTTCTCGGATAATCGCCTTGCAACCGTCAATGGAAGTTTTCAAGAAAAGTTCTCCGAAAATCGCTGTCGACTCGTCAACAGAACTTTCCCAAAAAAGTTCTCCAGAAATCGGGTCGCAATCTTCAACAGAACTTTCCGAGAAAAAAGTTGGAGGAATCGTGTTGGACTGTTCAACAGAACTTTCCGGAAAAAAGGTTCCGCAAATTGCTTCGCAGTCGTCAACAGAACTTTCCAAGAAAAGGACCGCGAAGTGATCCGCGTCGTGAGTCTCGACCTCGAAGCCAAGCCCTACGCCAACCCGCAGCAGGTCCGCATCCAGCTCAGCGGCAACCCGTGCCGCGTCCCGTCCTGCGGCTACCTCGCCGGCGACGCGTACGTCTGCCCCTCGTGCGTTGAGGCGTGGGAGTGCGATCTGGGAAACGTCGCGGCCATGGTTGAGGACCTGGGCATCGCCGAGCGCAAACAGGCCAGGTTCTCAGACGGCGGCGCGGGTGGACAGAACCAGGCCCAGCCCATGCCCGCCGACCTGAGAGCGGGCTACTGGCAGCATCGGCTCAGGGGCGAACTCGTGGGACAGATCCGGCTCATCTGTGAATCGGGCCACATCAAAACCCCCGAGTTGCGCGACGACACGGTCGCCATGTCTAGGTGGCTGCTCAGGCAAGCCGGGCGCGTCGCGTACCTTCCCGAGCAAGACGGGTACGGCCTCGTCCATGACCTGGCTCAGATGATGGCCGACTGCACCCAGGCCATCGACGCACCCGCCCGTCGGAAGTACGTCCGGGTGTGCGAAGACTGCGGGCTCGGCGTGTGGGCGCGCGACGAGAAGGCCAGGTGTGCGTGCGGCAGGGAGTACGACGCGGCGGCCGAGTATGAGGCGCGGATGGTCATCGCCCGTGACGCCTGGGTCACGATCCGGGAGGCATCGGATGCGTCCGGGGCCAAGGTCGACACGATCAAGAAGTGGATCCGCCGCAACAAGCTCGACGCTCACGGAACCGACCCGCTGCGAGTGATGTACGGCACCGTGCTCGACCTAACATGCGAGTCCAAGGAGCAGACGGCATGACACGACATGCGACACGCCGACCACTGTGCTGGACTTGACAAAGTCTGTCCCCTAGAATTTCCTACACTTGGGCTCGAGGTAGAAGAAGTGGACAGTGCCGGATGATGCGCTAGCGAGCGACATCCTCACGCACCACGACGAGCCGTTCGCGTACCTGTACAGCGAACAGCCGGACATGCCCTGTATGCAGCGACTCCATCAGGCGAGCGCCCTACCGGACCAAGGACAGACGCGGCGTGGTGATCGAGCATCCCGAACGCAAGCCAGTGAACCCCGGCGGCGCTACGCTCAGCGCATGAAGCGCATCGCGGTCGCGTGTGTGGTCCTGCTACTCGTACTCGCTGGATGCTCAGGGACACCAACGTCCCAGCAGACAACCGGCCCCGTGTCAGACGCGAACTTCCTCGGCCTTATTGGGAACGAAGGGCCTGCCAACCTCGATGATGCCGCACTCATCCGAGTCGGGCACGTCACCTGCGACCAGATCGACAAGGGATCCCCCAAGTCATCGATGTATCGCATCGAGGTCAAGGCGCTCGTGATCGCAGGGCCATTCACTGAGTATCAGGCGAACCTCGTGGTTACGGCTGCCATCGGCGCCTACTGCCCACGGTTCACCAAGTACCTACCCAACATCTGACCATGCCAGCCATGAAGGTCTGCTCCCACTGCCCCAACCTCGTGGCCCAGGGCGTGAGCATGTGCCCCACATGCAGGGCAGCATCCGACAAGGCACGCAACCAAGAACCTCGTGGGTACACCACAACCGGACACCACAACTTCCGTGCCGCCGTCCTTGCGCGTGACCCGATCTGCAAACTGTGCGGCATCGCGTGGGCAACCGAAGCCGACCACTACCCGCTGTCCCGCCGCGAGCTAGTAGCAGCAGGCGCTGACACTGACGATCCAAAGCATGGACGCGGACTTTGTCACACGTGCCACTCCAAGGAGACGGCACAACATCAACCCGGTGGATGGAACCTCCGATGACGAGGTCGGCGGGGGCCCCCTCCCGACCCGGGCAAGGGACACCGCCGGTGAGGTGTCTCGGAGCCCACAACATCTGAAATCCCCCTGGCGCAACGCTGGGACCACCTGAACGGCGCAACGCCGGAACGGAGCCGTTATGAACGAGCGACCCCCATCGACTCTCGGATCAGCCGGCGCGAAGCTGTGGCGCGACATCGTCAAGGTTCACGAGATGGACCCGATGCAGCTGGTGCAGCTCGAGGAGGCGTGCCGCGCGAAGGATCGCCTCGACAAGCTTGACGAGATACTCCGCGGTGACGCTGACGTCTGGTGCAGGCTCGTCCCGAACGACCTCGAGCAGACGTACGACGTCCGCGTGACTGGTGTTCTGTCGCAGGCGAACAACACCGCGAACCTGTTCAAGCAGTTGCTCGCCGCGCTCCGCCTCCCTGACGTCGAGACCGGTAAGCGTCCGCAGGTCCGCTCTGCTCGTGGCGCCTATTCGCCGACTCCTGCCGCTCCCGGTACGGTCTCGTCGATCGATCGGGCTCGCGCTCGTCATGGCGCCTGAGTGGCGTCCTGCCTTCGACGGTCAGGTCTGCTCACTCGGATACCTTGCTCTGGACTGGATCGCTGAGTACGCGTGCCATGGTCCGGGCGATGTCGAGGGCGACCCGATCGACTGGGCCACAGATCCCGAAGTCGAAGAGTTCTACATCGCCGCGTACGAGCTCGACCCGGTCACTGGTCGACGCAAGAGGCAGCGTGCGGTCTACTCGGCACCGAAGGGTCGCGCGAAGTCTGAGACGGCTGGCCTGCTGGGTGTCTTCGAGGCGCTCGGACCGGCTCGCTGCGATGGCTTCGATGCTGACGGGCAGCCTGTTGGGCGTCCGGTCCGCTCGCCGTTCATTCGTGCGCTGGCGACCGAGGAGAAGCAGTCCGGCAACACGTTCCAGAACATCGCCTACATCATGGGCGAGTGGGGCCATGACATGCACCCGGAGATTTACGGCGGCGTGAAGGGCATCCGGGACTACCGGTCGGCGACGAACATCTACTTTCCCGATGGCGGCGAGGGCCGCTCGAGCTCGGCGGGTGCCGTGTCGAAGGATGGCGGCAAGGAGACGTTCCTTGTCCCGGACGAGGCTCACCTGTACGTCCTGCCGGAACTTCGCAACATGTACGCGACGGCGATGCGCAACACGGGCAAGCGGAAGGCCGCTGACCCGTGGGCGCTGGTCACAACGACCGCCTGCCGACTCGGCGAACAATCGATCTGGGAAGTCATCGAGAAGCAGTGGCGCAAGGGCGAGCTTGGTCCTGAGTGGCTGATCCATCACCGTGAGGCCAAGGGCCGTATCGACATCACCGACCGTGAGCACACGATCAGGCAGCTGCGGCACGTGTACGGCTGCGCGATGGACCCGGAGACGGGCTGGATGGACCCGGCGACGGTGTACAGCCTGATGACCGACATCAGTGTGTGCCCCGACGAGCAGACGGCTGCCAGGTACTACCTGAACCGGTCCATGGCCGGCTCGGATGCGTGGATGCCGATCGACGTCTACGAGCGCCAGACCCTCGAGGGCGTCGTTGTGGCGCCGGGAACCGATATCACGACCGGCTTCGACGGGTCGCTGAACGATGACTCGACGGTCCTGCGTGGATGTCGGATGTCGGATGGCCATCGGTTCACGCTCGGCATCTGGGAGAAGCCCACGGGTGCCGCCGGCATCGGATGGGAAGTCCCTCGCGCTGAGGTGCTCGACAAGGTTCGGTGGGCGAACCGCACGTTCAACGTGATTCGTGGCTACTTCGACCCGCACGAGTGGCGCTCCGACATCGACACGCTCGCCGACGAACTCGGCGTAGACAAGGTCATTGCATGGGCGACGTCGCGTGACGTGCAGATGGCTGGCGCGCTGGATCGGCTCGGCGCTGACATGCGGAACGGGTCCACGTTCCACGACGACGACAAGCGGGTCGAGAACCACTACCGCAACGCATACATCCGTTACCGCGGGTATCTGCGCCTGGTCCGCAAGGAATACCCGAATAGCCCCCGCAAGATCGACAGCGTCGTGACTGACGCGCTCGCCTACCAGGCCCGCGCCGACGCCCTGGCGGCCGGCTACGGAACAGAGAAGCCTACCTCGTACGCCTACGTCTACTAGCCCGAGAGGAGGTCTTCATGGCGTTCACGCCCGAAGAAGCCGCCTACTGGGTGAACCTTCTCCACGCTGAGATGACGATCCGAAACGCGCCCCCCGACAATCGGCCGTCCCTCGACAAGCGGGAGCGGTACTTCAACGGAGACCAGCCGCTACAGTTCGCGTCTCAGGAATGGCGCAACTTCCACAACGACCGGTTCCGGGGCTTCTCGGACAACTGGTGCGGCGTGGTCGGCTCGGCAGCCGCTGACCGGACTGAGGTTTTCGGGATCCGGTTGGGCGATGACCCGGACGTGCAGTCCCCGGAGGAGCATGCGCTGTGGGACGACTGGGTGCGCGCTGGTGGCCCGGAGAAGTCCGACCAGGGCTATCTGTCGTCGGCGTACCTGGCGACGTCGTATGCGCTGGTCTGGGCTGACGCGAACGGTAACCCGACGCTGACGTGGCTGGGCCCGGACACGACGATCGTGCATTACGACCCGGAGACCGGCGAGCCGCTGTACGCCATGCGGGCATGGTGCGACGACGACCTGACTCAACACGCGACGCTGTACACCGACGACGAGGTGTGGAAGTTCTCTCGCAAGACGGCCGCGATCCGACTGGTTGCTTCCGGCTTCATTCTTCCCACCTTGACATCATCGATGCTGGCTGGCGGTTGGGGTCCGCGTGAGGGCGCCGAACCGGTCGTAGCGAACCCGCTCGGGGTGCTACCGATCGTCGAGCATCCGAACCGGCCGTCGCTGTCAAGGGGTCCGATCTCGGACATCGACGGCACGATGGCGATGCAGGACTTCATCAACCTCATGTGGGCGTATTTGCTCGGTTCCGCTGACTTCGCCGGGATGCCCGCGCGGGTCGTGTCCGGTGCTGAGCGTCCCATGATGCCGATCCTCGACGCCCAGGGCCAGAAGATCGGCGAAAAGCCGCTCGACCTCGAGGCGCTGACGCGCGGCCGGATGCTGTGGCTGACCGGCGAGAAGACATCGGTCGACTCGTGGGCGGCTGCCGAACTCGACAAGTTCACCGGAGTGATCGCCGTCGCCGTGAAGCATGTCGCTTCGCAGACGCAGACTCCGATCCACTACATCATGGGCGAGCTCGGCAACGTGAACGGCGAGACCCTGACTGCACTCGAGCTGCCGCTGGCGACGAAGGTCCGCAAGGGTCACAAGTCGCTGACTCGTCCGACCCGTGAGGTGTTCCGCCGGTTCGCACTCGTACGGGGACAGTCGGGCGTTGCTGACGCGTGTCGTGCGGCAGTCATCCAGTGGCGCAACCCGGAGACCATGTCGGACGCGCAGGTGTCGGATGCGGCGACGAAGGACCGTTCGATCGGTTGGCCGTTGCAGGCGATCTTCGAGCGTCGCTATGGCATGTCGCAGCCTGAGATCGAGCGTCTCATGGGCCAGATCAAGGCCGAGGCAGACGATCCGCTGCTGCAGATGGCTCGCGATCTGGCTGGGGCTGGGGCTTCTAGTGGCACCGCTGCTCCGGGTAACTGAGACCCTTCACGCGAACGTCCAGCGTCGCTCTGTCGTGGCGATGCTAGTGGCTCGCCGTGAGTGGCTGAAGATCGACCCGAACGGCGACTGGCTGGCGCAGTGGCAGCGACTGCTTCCACGGTTCCAGGCGGTTGTGCTCGCGGCACAGGTTGGCGCGGCGACGGATGGCAGCGCATCGGTTGCCACGGCACTACTCGAGGCCAAGCGTCCCGAGCCGAAGATTGCGGCCGTCAACCCGGCCGCGTTCGCCGGCTGGGTGATTCCGTCATGGACGGGCGAGAACGGCGTCAGCCTGACCGACTACCTGCTCACCCCCATCGTGACGGCGCGCAATGCTTCCGGTAATCCGCAGGACATGCTGGCCGCTGGCGGAAAGATCCTCGAGTCACTGACGCAGTACGCGGTCGCCGATGCTGCCGCACACGCCCATGACGCGCAGGTGGTGGCGACACGGAACACGTACAGCGTGTTCACGGAGCCAGGCAGCATGTGCCAGCGGTGCGCGGTCCTGGTCGGCAAGCGGTACAAGCCGGGCGCGCACGTGCATCGGCACCCAAACTGCGACGGGGTCATGGAAGCCCGCTCCGACGCCGACCCGTTCGAGGTTCCGAGTCTGGACCCGTCGCGAATCAAAGACCTGACGATCGGCCAGCGCGAAGCGATCGGCCAGGGCGCCGACATGAACCAGATCCTCAACGCGAAACGACAGGGAGCCATCTCGGGCATCTACACGACCGAGGGCACAACGCGCCGCGGATTCGGGTACCACGCGATGAAGACCCGTCACAGCGCCTTCAACAAGGCCGCGGATCGGAAGCTACCCGGCAAGCGGTATGCGTCCACCACAGTCGGCCGACTGTCCCCAGAGACCATCTACCGGGTTGCGAAGGACCGGACGGACATGCTCCGGCTCCTGCGCACCTACGGCTACATCCTCCGCTGATTTCCCCGCTCGGGGCACTCCCGAGCACCGTCCTGCAATAGGAGAAGGAAACCATGTCCCAGCCCATCACCGACCCGGCCACGCCCCCTGTAGGCCAGCCCACCACGCCCGACCCCGCCGCCAAGCCTGCCGAGACTGACCCTGCAGGCGCCGAGGCTCTCGGCGATGCCGGGAAGCGTGCCCTCGACGCCATGAAAGCCGAGCGGAACCAGGCACGTACAGACGCCGCCACAGCCAAGGCTGAGGCCGAGACGCTCAAGGCGCAGATCGCTGGCCGCGAGACCGAGCACAAGGCCACCGTGGAAGCACAGCGGGTCAAGGATGAGGCCCGCACTGAGGCCGACAAGCGCGCCAATCAGCGCATCCTCAAGGCGGACATCCGCGCCGCGGCTGCGGCCAAGTTGGCCGACCCGGCCGACGCACTGCGTTACCTCGACTTGTCGACCTTCGATGTGAAGGACGACGGAGAGACCGACTCAGCGGCAATCGCTGCGGCGGTCGACAAGCTCATCCAAGAGAAGCCCTACCTGGCAGCGGCAACCGCTCCGAAGTGGCCCAACATCGACGCGAACGCCCGCAACGGGAATCCGCCGAACCTCGACCAGCAGATCGCGGACGCAACGAAGTCCGGGAACCTCCAGCTGGCGATCGCACTGAAGGAACAGCGGTTCGCAAACGCGAACACCAAGAACTAGCCCCAGGAAGGCAACATCATGTCCAGTGTTTCCGGTATCGGCACCACGTTCGGCCTGCCGAACTTCCACGGTGAGCTCATCGCCCTCACCCCCTACGACACTCCGCTCCTGTCCGCCTCTGGCGGCATCGGCGCCGGCGCCGGCTCGGTCTCCAACACCACGGTCGAGTGGGAGACCTACGACCTGCGCGACGCCGCCTCTCGGCCCCGCGTCGAAGGTGCCGATGCGCCCACCGCTGAAGAGCGGGTCCGCGCAAACGTCACCAACCGGCTCCAGATCTTCCAGGAGGCCGTCTCGACGTCCTACACGAAGCAGGCCGCGACGGATCAGTACTACATGAGCGGCGCGGGCAACACCCCAGCTGGCAGCCCCAACCCGGTCGGGAATGAGCACTCCTGGCAGGTCATGCAGGCGCTCAAGCAGGTTGCCCGGGACGTCAACTGGTGCTTCTGGAACGGCGTCCGCGTCGATCCAGCCACCAACTCGAGCGCGCGTGCGATGGCCGGACTTCTGTCGGTCGTGACGTCCAACGCGCAGGTCAAGGCTCACGCCTTGTACGTGGATGCGTCGGCTGCAACGACCCACATC